TAGAACCCGCTTCATGTTTTTCTCCTCCATGGTCATAACATATCAATATATTATACTCCAATTTACTGTGAATTATCAATTATTTCACAATCATTGTTATACTTGCAATTAATCTTAGTTGCGGTAAACATTACTCCTCATATTTTACCACATTTTACAATTAGAATTTGACGAATATTTGACGAAACAAAAAAGAGGGTAGCAATTACGCTACCCTCTTTTTTGTTTATTTATCTAGTTCTACTAATCTTTGTAGCTTGCCGTTCACAAACCACATTTCACATGTTACGTTATCGCCGTCTTTTAGAGTGGCCATATATAACCCCTCTTTGTTTGGTTGAATATCTTCTGCGAATTGATGTGTTTTTCCATTGAATGTAAATACTTGTGCCATAATGTTTTCCTTTCAGTTACAAAATAATAAATTTTCAACTGTCAATTAATAGTTGATTGTTGCAATCCGTGCAACTCGGAGATAATTTAGATCACCATTCCTTTACTGTGTAAAGTACGCTACCGCCCTCTAAATGTTGTCCGTTGAAATGTGTCAACACTTCAACTTTACCTGCTTGATAGCCTATGGTTTTATAGGCTTTATTATCTATCAAAGTAACACCCGCTTTTATCTTGTGGCCTTTGTTTAGATTGATTTTGTATACATCGACTTTCTGTTCATTTGTGTTAGCAACTACTGCGGTTCTATCAGATTTTTCCGTTGCTGCTTTAGGTACATTAGGATTGCTATGTGCAATATCCTGTTTAACCTTTTCTGCAGCTTTTTCTACAGTCGGTGCTTGCGTGTAGTATGTCGCTACTGGTTGAGTACTTTCCTTTTTGGAAATAACTTCTTGTGCTTCTTTTTCTGTAATATGAACTGCTTTTGATAATTCTTTTGGTGATTTCATTTGTTCTTGTGTGAGTACAACAGGCTTTTCTAATTGTTTTTGTTTGTGATGATATATTACTACACCAACAATAGCGATAAAAACGCATAGGATAATCGCTACGGCTATTTTGTAGTGTTCCTTGATAGTTTGTATTATCTTGCTAATTAACATGGCTTACACCTCGTTTAATTAAATTTAGTCTAAATCGTTCCATCGTGCATCATAACCACGTACATCTACATGCACGAAATCTTGAAAGTAATATCTGCCAATGCCAATTCCTTCGCCTAACACTTCGCTTGCACATTCTTCTGCTAAATTAGCTAGATAATCTACATCAATTCCATCGTATGTAATATCTGCAGCCGTACCCAAAACGTGTTGAGAGTTAGATACACCACCTACTTCTGCATTATGGGTAGGGCAACGATAACCACTCAAAATATATACAGGAACACCCAAGCGTTCACGAATTGCATCTAGCAAATCCACCAATCGTTTATCAATCACATGATCTAGGCAAGGTGTGCCATCATCATGAAATCCGTGATTGCCACATTTACACGCAAATTCGCTTTCATCAAAATATTTACCAACTTTCATATTCATATCTCCTTTACTAAAAGAGGGTGCTAATATTAGCACCCAATATCTTCCTTTTTTGTTTCTTGTTCTTTCATATATTGGGAACGCTTAACTCCACCAGTAGCACCGATATAACCGCCCAATACACCGACTATCACGCTTGCCAAATCTTTTTGTTCAAGATAGATAGTCATGATTAACGCACTAGCCAAGGCAATCAGCGTAATCATATCCTCATAGTTAATCTTCATTTAATCGCTTCCTTTACCGATTTAACGAACCCTATCACTTGTTTAAATAGCCCTATCGCACGTTTAAACCACCTCGTTTCTACTAATTCGAGTTCTATCATGTTTTCTACACAACTTGCTAACTCGATAAATATAGGTATCAAATACATCAAAGTGCTTAAGAATACATCTACCTTACCTAGTACAGGTACTTCTACATCTGGTAGTGTCAATAATATAAAGGACAACAAAAAAAGCCACGGATAGGATTTGACTAATTTCTTAGTCATATCCGCTCGTAGCTTGCCACTTACTAAAAATCGTTTAGGTTTTCCGTCAATTTCTACTGCCGCCCAACCTCTCCATAGGATAGCTAGTATAGTATTTTTGATTGTAACTTCTCTCTTTGTTGCTAGGTTGTAATTTCTAGCTTCAACCAACACTCGTAATATTGTATCTATAAACACAAGAATAACTGTTGTGAATATAGCCAATGATATGCGTACCGCTTCACTCACGTTGAACACCTCGTTAAATATTGGAATAAAGATTTCTACCATACTAATCTCCCTGTCTTAATATTCTGAACCAATTTCGAATTCTTACTTGCTTTCTATTTTGATTAAATAGGACTTTTTCATCGCTTGTTATAGATAAAACCGTGCCGTGCCTAGCAGATGATTTATGAATAATTGTTGCATTTAAGCCACTTGGTATTGTAAAAGTATTTGTTGTTGCGTTAAATTCAACCAAATATTTTCCTTTTGGTAGCCATACAGTAAATCGTTGTTCAAATTCATTGTTATTTTGTTCATAATATATTGGTTCGAATAATATAGGGTTGGCTTGTACATAATACTTAGTGTTGTCAATAATAACATACATATTGTTATCGGATGGCTTTTCTATAGACAATCTAGCATAGTAGGGTTTATCGCTCATCGCAACTTTTAAATATTTACTATTCCCTATATCACGGATCTCATCGGTCATATTAAATGAACCTGTACTAGCACCGCTTATTGTAATATTAGCCATTTACACCAACCTCGATTGTTCCATTACTACTCCACAATTGCAATCTGCTATTTAAGGATGTTTGTACTCTTCCCCAGCTACTCCATTCATCAGCCATGAAAGTACGATGATAGGTTTCACCATTTAATGCATGTAATGTTTGGTCGATTAATTTGCCATCTCCAAAGTTAAATACAATCAACATACCTTGCTTATGCGAACGTGGTGGATTATTAGCACCGCCATCGAAATTAATTTCATAGCATCCTTGCGTTGTGAGTGTGTTCCAATCTGTTGCGGTATCTAATTTAGAATAAGGAAAACCAAATGAACCTGCATCATCTTTTTTGACAAATACTTCGTCCGCTTTAGTCTTGCTATAAATAGCCTTGTCATAATGTTTGGTGGTTAATACTGTGTAGCTATCTGTGCCATCATAGTATTTAAATTCTTTGCCTTTAACATATGTATTAACAGAATCATCACCAAGTTCAACGTTGCCAGCGGTAGATACTTTAGCCATACCAACACTATGTCCATCAGGCTTAAAACCCTCAATCAATGTATCGTTAGCCATTTTAATTGCACCAGTTACATTACCACCAGTTAATTTAAGGTAATCAAGGTTAGCCAATCTTGCAGTATTGATAGAGTTCTGATAATCCTTATTTGGATCACCAACATAAATATCAACTTTATGTCGCTTGTTAGGTTGCATAGTTAAAACCGCAAAATAGAATTTGCCATTGTAATATGCTATATCCTCAATTTCTGTAGTCTTATTAATCTCAATAATTTGTTTGACTGTTCCGAACGGTGTACATTCTACCAAACTACCAAGCGTTGCACTCATGATGCATCCGTTAAGCATTAACGCACCATTGTTGTTAAAGTCATCGTATTGGTAGTCGATTTGATACGTTTTCATTTTTTGGAAATCATCATTGTACAAATTGACTTCACGTAAGCGTTGTTGACCGCTAATCGGTACGATGCTCACATAAGTTCGTGTGATAGGATCATATCCGATATTAAATACACGTTCATTCAATGTGATAGTCTTTTCGAATGTCATTGTATCAGCATTAAATACAGATAAGTTATTCCCATTCTTCAAACCATTAGCAAGATAAATTTTGTTCGTGTTTTTGTTGTAGCACATAGTGTTACAGTGGCCCATTCGTTCTTGGTCGCTAAACTTATACGTACCTACAATTTCGAATGTATCTGGATTGAGTTCATATATATTTTGCTTTGTGCCATCACTATTGATACAAGCTAGTACAAATACATTCTTTTTATCGTTGTAGGTAAAGCCTTGACATTGGTTGACTTCATCACCATATCGGATATTTTTAACAAATGCGATATTGGATGCACCTTTTAACATCGGTGTTTCAGTAGGATAGAATGGTTTGATATTGCTATATGTTCCCATATCCATAACACTATCAACAGTATCAAATGAAACATGTTCATTCACTTTGTAGATGCCATTAGGGATTAACAATATTTTGTTTTTCAAATTATCGTTAGCACGTTTGAATACTGCCGTATCGTCTGCTACACCATCACCGACCGCCCCGAAGTCTTTGACGGATACGATGCCATATAGGCTATCTTTAGATACAAACTTTGTATCTGCTTCGGTTTTTGTAATCAAACCACCGCCACGAGGCAAAGCGATTTGTTCCGCTTTATTGGCTGCGGCTTCTGCACGTTCCGCCGCATCTGTTGCTTGTTTAGCAGCACTTGCCATTGATGTTTGTTTATTGTCAATGTCTATTTTTAAATTGCGTGCTTGACTGACTAACTCATTAATATCACGCTTATCTACAGTTGTTTGTCCTGCATATGCTTTTGCATCTGATACTAACTTTTCTGCTTTCGTTACATTAGCACTAGATGTATCAAGTGCCGTATTGCTAGTTGCCAATTTATCATCGACTGTACGGCTTAATTCTGTAATTTCACCGCCCAATGTTTTAATCGTTTCTGCATTAGCATTGATAGCCTCGCTTTCTGCTTTGATTTTTGTATACGCATCAATCGCATCATTCGCTGCCTTTGTTGATGTATCTACAATCTTACGTGCAACTGTAGTTGCATCCTCATCGCTACTCACACGGATTAATAAGGCTCTATTCATCTTCTCCTGCATTTCTTGCAAAATTAATGTTACCTTATCCGTCATGTGTTCAATATTTTGGAAAGGATATTCGACAGGCAAATCAGTATCCTGTTTAATTGGTGTTCTACGTTCAAGAATAATTTTGTGAGTATTATCTAATGGATCACCATCAGCAGGATATGTTAATATTTTGTTTTCCTTGTCGTAATCGATATTTCCTGTTTGCACGCTTTCAGTGCCGTCAGCACCAACAATGATTAAAGCTATATCTTCAACTTTATTAAAATCATACGGCCATATCCATTTCTTGTTCGCTCCATCACATTGATAAACTACACTAGGTTTTTTGACCTCTGGTATCATATTTGTTCCCCTTTCGTGAATGTATATAAATAGGACTACCCAAAAGCGGGTAGTCCTTATTTATCAATATTTATTTTGCTTTTTTTCCTTTTGTTTTTCTTTCTTAGATTTCAATCGTTTATCAAAGATGACGGAATATAGCAAATCTTCGAGCTCTGCATCTATATCCGTTAAACCGTATTTTGCAATTGTCATGACGCCATCGGTTAGTGTATTGCTTAACCCTGTCATAGAATTGGCAAATTGTAGTCCTGCACGTCCTACGTCCGTCCAATCCTTTTTACTACTATTCACAGCAGTAAATATATCATCGATTTTATCGATTACCGCATAGGATAACGGCGACGTTCCACGATTGTATACCTTTTCGCCTAACATTCTATTCATAGCTTGTGTGATACCCTCACGCACGAACGGTACGCCCATGACGCTTTGATTTACAAATTCTTTAGTTAATGACTTAGCTACTTTTGTAGGGTCATCGTCATCATCGCTACCAAAGAGATTATTATATATAACAATGATTACAGCTTGCATAAATAGGTCATAGAAGATTACACGAGCGAATTTCTTGAAATCCCCTCTATCTTTAAATGCATAGAATCCGTCAAGTTGCATATTCCATAGTGTGCCAGCATACGTGTAGAACGTAGTCGCAAAATTAGCGATAGTCCCTTTGTTACGTTGTATGCCTGCTTGGTCTTTAATATCACCACTACCAAATATATCAATGATAGCCTTATCAGCTAGTTCAATTGCTCGTTGGTCTGCCCACTCTAAAGATATACCCTCTTTTTGTACAAGTTTAGAATATTCCACATCGTATACATCTTTCCAAATCGGAACAGAAAGCATTAGATCCGTTTCAGCAAGTAGACTGTAACCCCAACTATTAATAGCATCACGGGCCTCGCCTAATTGTTCCATGGTGTAACCGCCTACAGATTTACCATCAATCGTAAATCCTTTACCGCCGATTTCTAAACCTCTACGCATATCCTTATCAAGTGTTTGTACACGCTCACGGAGCATTACGGATTTTCCTAATACGAATTCATAAGTTTCGTTATACCGTCCAGAACCTCGGCCATATACGCCTACACCTGCACGATATAACGCACGCATTACTCTTGCTGCGCCTAATTGTTCCATAGCCACAGGAATATTCGCCACGTTTTGGATAGCTACACTTACCTTACCTGCCATAACAGCAGATGAGATATTACGCTTAATCGTTTGCATCATATTGTCAAATTCGGTTAACCGAGATACTTCCGTTGTCCATTGGTCTCGTACCCATTGGCGCAAGTATTGGTACTCACTAGCACCGAGTTTATTTGTAATATAGTCCGCAAATTCTTTACGATTAATTAACGTATTTACATCCGTAACCGCCTCACGCATCGCAATGTGATTGATGCTTTCTGTAATTGCACGAGGTATTACATCTAAAGACAATAACAATTGTTTATCTTTCACCTTATCAAGACGTGATTTAGTAGCACTCATGCCATAACCAAAGGTAGCATTACTACTCATGAATGATTGTGCTATATCTTCCATTTCATGATTAGAAGATTTACCGCTAGTCTTAGGGTCGTACATTATAGGGTAATATTGCCCCTCTATGGTACGTCCGCCGATTCTAAATGTAATTCCTTCTTCTTTCTTTAATGGATTACCTGTCATGCGTTCTTGTACTGCACTACGTTCTGGATAAAATGAGTTGATTTGCTCCCATTCACGGATAATAAATTCCCAGTCTCTATCATCGAGTACGTCTTGGAATAGTCGTTCTATTTCAACCTCATTGGCTTTTACGGTCTCTATAGCACGTTGTCTATTACGTTCTGTCCCCCAATTCAAGGCTAGGGCCATAACTTGCTCTTTAGTGAGGTTTCTTGCGTCCCCTACTTGATAGCCTCGTTCGTTACGGATTTTATAGAGTTCCTTACGAGAATATAATGCTACGTTTTTAGCTAGGCGCATCGTTTCACTTTCAAGACGTTCGTTGAAATGTTGCCGTGCACGGTTAATAGTATCGTAGATATACATTTCAGCAGGGCCACCCTTGCCACCATCTAAACGGCGCAAGATGGTTTTGATTTGTTGTAACGATTCAACGAAGTTAGCCACCTTATTGAATATAGCGTTTTTAGTAGTCTTGCTATTTTCAATGTTGAAAGTGCTTTCTTCTACTTCGCCAAATGTTTCAATAGCCTTATCAAGAATATCACGTTCTACATAATCAATAGATAAAGGATTGCCGTTTTCGGTTAAAAAGCTATTATGCTCATATTCCCTACGTCCGTTTTGATACATGCCAGTCATTAATTCTTCGAGCATGTTCAATTCATTAACGGTTAAGGTAGCGAATGTACGAGGTGATTTAGCATTAAAAATACCGCTTACAGTATCATCCATACTAATTAATGTATTGAATCCTGCTATACCTGCGTCTGGGTCAAGTCGATTAGTAATAACCGTTTCATCAAATCCATCTGTAGGCATCAATCCGTCACGCTTAATCAACCCCATTTGGTACATCATATGAGTATAGAAGTACCGCAATTGAGGGTCTAGCATTACAGGGTTTTTCGCACGAGTAATGCGTGCATTTTGTTCTAACAATTTAGTACGTAATTTCTTGATACGTTGTTGATTTTCAAATGCCACTCTAGCCCTTGCTTGATTCATCATTTGAGATTGTTTATGCTCTAATGCTTCCTCTACCTTATTAACGGCTAATGCTCTATCTGCATTCTTACCATCTCTGATTGCTTGATTTTGGTATTTCTTATATTGGCTCGCTTGTGCCAATGTCAAATCACCTAATTCAGCACGGGCCTTATTCATGTATTTAGGAATAGTGCCAAATCCACCATCACGGATTGCACGAACAGCATTAATGCGTTCTTGTAACTGTGCTTTCAATTTCTCTATTTTATCTTCGGCTTTGTCGAGTTCCTTAGAAGTAGAGTTCAATTCTTTAGCTACTTTTGCATTATCCTGTTTGATTTGTTCCGCTTTAGTAATTGCCTTTTCAATCGGTCCTAGTTCCGCATCAAGATTTTCTCTATTAGGGTCTAACCGCTGCAATTTATCCAATAGTTGCCAATTGTTAGCCAAATCCTTATTAGTATATTGCTTAATAAGTTTAGCCTCTTCCTCTGTAAGTGCCATTTGACCTTGGTTAGATAATAGCATTTCTTCCGCTATTTGCTCATTGGATTTTCCGATATTGTTGACCTCAACAAATTCGGATCTTGCGTGTTCCATCTCTTGCTTAATAGCATCTTCAAAGGTGGCCCCTGTTTCTTCTATTTCTGCTTTCTTTAGGTTTTCGATGTTGCCGTATTGAGTATTAACCAATGCAGCATCACCCAACGCATCATATTTTCTATGCTCTTTGTACGTTGGATAAGTATCAGCTAATCGTTTTTCGATTTCCGATTGTACATCGTCTTTCACTTCTTCCCATTCTTTAATAGGTCGATTATCTAACTCTTTCATGTACTTACGCATTACACGTTCTTTAGCCTTTTCTTTAATGTCAGCGATGTACCCTTGCACTCGTGCCTGTTCGGTTTCGCTTAATTGTTGATACAATTTTGTATTTTCAAATTGCTCTAATGCTTGTTCATGTGCGTAGTTTTCAATGTCATCTTGCGTAGCTATCATGCGTGCCATTATATCTTTAATGTCAGATGGTACTTCACCGCCTAAACGTTGAACACTGCGATAAATACGAGTTAACCATTTAGAGAATTGACGGAATACTCGTTGTAGTCCTTTTGTTGGTGCTTCGCCACTTCGCAAGTAGCTTTCCCAACCTCGTGCGAATTTCTCATGTGCTTTGGTATTGTCTACGTTTTCACCATCAACCCAACCGCTCCACTCTTTGAGTGTGTTCCAATCATCAAGTAATTGTTTAGGTGCATTGTCCATAGATGCTAGTTTTTGAATGTCATCAAAGAACACATGCCCCATTTCGTGTAAGAATGTACTTCTATCAGCTGTTTTGAAAATGCTGATGATGCGTTCGCCATCTTTCATGATTTCGGTCATACCATTAACGGATTGATTGTACTTTTCGATAATATTAATAGCTTTATCATCGAACACTACAAAATTATGACTAAGACCATGTTTGTATTTAATCCCTTTTATACCTAACTCGTTTAATTTAAGAGATGCGTTTTTGTCGCCACCTAAACGTTCTGACAAATCATTATAAAATTCCTTACCAGTTTTATTAATGTCAGTCGGATCTAATTGTTTTATTTTGTTTAAAACGTATTCCGACTGTTCGTTAATTGGTTTTGAGTAATCTAACATTGTATCTGTATCAGGAATTTCAACATTATATAGTGTTGGTTTGTAAACAGAAGTTACTTCAAAATTATTAATGTTATCAATTAGATATGAATTTTTTAAAACGATATCATTATAAAAAATATAATGTTTATGGTATCTTTTCTGCAACTCTTCAATAACATCAAATAGGTATTCTTTATTCACTCGTTTGTTATCAGATTTAGCTTTGGTTTTAGCATCGTTTAATATAACAGTTGCCATTCGTTCAAACTTATTATCAACAAGTGTTGGTAGTTTATTAATGGCAAATTTACTATTTTGTGTTATAAAATCTAAAACACCATCTAATTCATTCAGATTTTTAGTAACTAAATCTAAATTACTTTGCTCAGCATCTCTATTAAGAACTAACCGATTTAATAGGCTTTCTTTATTATTCTCTACATTAATGCCACCAAATATTTGCTCTATAACAGGAGCATATTCAATTGGTATGTCATTACCATTTAAAGTAAATTTATTTTTAGATTTACGCTCTACTCTATATTTTTCAGCTACATTTTTGTTTTCAGTAAAATATAAACCCCAACCAAATGCTTGTGTTCCCAAACCACCACCGATACTACCCAAATCAAATTCATCAAAGTCATACGGTGAACCATGCCATGCTGATTGATAGTACTGATAATTATGTTGTTTTCTAAGCTTGTTTAAATCTTTTTCGTTTGGTATACTATTATTAATAATAAACTGTTTAGTAACCGGTTGGGCCATTTGTTGCCTGTTGCCCGTTACTAGACGGTTTATTTTTTTTGTATTCGCATATAACAAGTTACCATTTGCGATTTGTTGATTATACCAATTGATATTGCGTCTTGGAGTAATGGTTTTAATTTTATTTATATTTGTTCCATTAGCGGTTTTAGTAAATGTAACGGCAACTTGGATATTCTCACCGCTTGCATTTATATTGGGTTTTCCGTTTTTAGCATACATATCTAATACAAGAATTGCTTCATTAGGAGTTGCTTTTCGTGAACGGCCATTATAATTCTTAAATACAGCAACTGGATTAGCTATTTTTTTAGGCAATAATTTAATATCATCAATTGATATTTGATTAGCGTGTTTCCCACTAATTACTTTATGAATTATGCTAGGGTCAATCATGATAGCACCATCGAATCCTAACATTTGCAATACGAGTGGAGAATCCATTATTTTAACAGTTCGATGAATTTGTTTTCCGCTTAATTGATGATCAACAACTTGCCCCCAATTCTTTATATCCGATGCCATTTTTTGTTGCATTATTACAGATTGTGCATACCCATTTTGATTATCTAAAACCGCATCCATGTTGATACGCACGCTATCACGGAAATAATCCATAGCAGTATAACCGCCTTTACCCATTTGTCGCATATATTGTGCCATTACATCCGCATGTTGTGCCATTAACAACGCATTAGCTTTTGCCGTTTCACGTTGTTTTCTATCGGTACTTCCACCAATTGCTTTAACTACTTTGTTATATACATCATAGCCACTCTTGGATAGTTGCATCCGTAATGCTATATCGTTATCGGCTAATGTGAAAATCTTATCATGCAATCTCTCAAGGCTTTCAATTTGTTGTAGCGTATGCTCCATATCAGCATGATGGATATTGCTTTGGTTAAGTGCTTCCGTATTATCAGCAAATGCAGTTTGTGCTTTCGCTACGCTTGAATGAAATGCTGCACGTCTACGTTCTGCATTCGTGCGTGGTGCTTTACCGCCACTATTAGACTTGTAATCAGTCAACCATTGTGGCTCTATACCGCTTGCCGTAGCTTCTTTAATATCATTGTCCATGTTGTCAAAGTCGCTTGCGTAGTTTTCACGATACTCTTGCACTAGGTTTTTGTACAGGTTGTTGTATGCTTGCTTAACCTGTGTAGGGTTAGCAAATACTTGGTCTAGTACTTCACGATCAATATCGCTTGCATCTTCAAATTCATCACGGATAATACTTTCCTTAACTCGTTCAGCTTTCTTTTCTGTTGCATCAACTAGGTTATTATTAAAGGCTTCTACTTCCGCTTTTGCACGCTCAAGGGTTTTCATAGACATACCGCCACGAGTAAAGTATGTGCTTTCTTCTAAGGCTTTTACGGTTTCCTCGGTTAAACCGCCGCTCAACTGTGCGTATTTGCCAATTGGTACCGCTATGTCTGCATCGGCTGCGATACTCTTCGATACTTCCTCTTGCGTTACCAAGCCGCTATCAATCATATTCTTAATAGCTTGTTGCCCCTCTTCGGTTTCCGCCATTTCATTGACATTCACATATGCAGTGGATACACCTACATTATCGCCCTGTGCTTGTACAATTTTTCCGTACAGTTCAGGGTTTTCTTTTGCCATTTTATTTGACGATGCATCTTGTTTTAATGCTTGCATAATAGCAGTGCCATTTCTATTTTGCTCGGCCATGATTGCGTGTTGTTGTTCTTCTGGTGTTAGCTTTTGAAATTCATGAAACGCTTTCATAGTGTGGATACCACTAATACCACCACCAATTGCACCTAAACCGATGACTGCAGGTAAGGCTTGCAACATTGCACCGCCTGCACCTACTGCCATATCACCTACGGAATATACTCCCTCTGGGTCATTATCATTGCGGTATAGGTTATGTTGGAATTTCTCGTTAATGTCTTGCAATCCCTCTTCAACTAATTCAGAACCGCCAGCCTTAACAGATGCTTTAGCCATTTGTGCAACAGTAGTGCCAATGCCCCTATTAAATGTTGCTAGTGTATCGCTTGTAGCACCTTGTAATGCTTTTGACATAACTGCTTTAGGTGCTACTTTACCTATACCTTTAACCATGAAACGTGTAGATACCATTTCAATAGCAGTATCAACTGCAGCATATGTCATCGCATATTTATAGGCTTCATCTTTTGAGTACACACGATTGCCATTTGCATCACGTTTATTAATGAGTTCTAGGTATTTGTTACCGAATGACATTTTGTACATTTCATATGTCATTTCAGCACCGCCACCCCATTTAGCACCAGTTAATGCACCTGCACCAATGCCAGCACCATTTGTTGCTAAACCGCCGATAGCACCACCAATTACAGCCCCTACAATTGCACCTACACCGCCTTGCTTACCCATCATATATGTTTGTGCCGCTGTACCGCCTACAATTGATTGTATCGGATTAAGTGCATCTACTTTTCTGTATTGTTGCAAGTTGCCTTGCAAGCGTTCCATTTCATCGTTGAGTTCTTTAATTCTATCAGTATCAGTAGTATGTGCCATTTCAAAACCAACATCACCCAGTTTCATTTGGTCGTTCATAGCCCATACGCTTTGTTGGATGCTATCAAAAATACCACGTGTAGCCTTTACTGATTGTAAATTTTGAATGGCTTGAATACCCTCAGCTTGTGAGTTGTATTTAACTTTATACATTTCTGGGTATTCATCATAGATTTCTTGAACTGTTCTACCTCTATCAACTTGTGCAGCTAATGTTGCAGCCGTTCTAAATCCATCTTCATTGCTATTCATGATTACATCAGCACCGATATTTAATTTGTTAGCGTATTCTAATGCAGCATTAGCTTTCAATTCATCATTATTATATTTGAATTGTAAGGCTGATGTTCTGAATGTTGCATTATATGCTGTACTAGGGTCTATGCCTGTTGCATCTGCAATAGCTTTTAATCTATCGGCTACAAGCATTTTATTATCACTGCCTGTTGTATCAACTATAAACGGCTTATCTTTTACAGTATCAGCAATAGATGATACCGCATCAATAGCATTACCAACAATACCATTTATCGGTTTTAAATCTGTTTGATGCTCATCTAGGTTCACCGTTCCGTTCGGTTGATATTTATTAAAATGCCATTGATTTTGATTGGCCATTATGCCATCTCCTTAATTATCTAAATCACCAAATGTTTGATGGAATGTACGTTCATCATAATCGTTATAATTGCCGTTTTCATCTGTACCACCATTTCTATATAATCTTACATAGTGTCCACCATCATCACCTATTACAGGTTTGTAATCCACATAGCCTGCACCATGTAAAGTTGCAAGTGATACATCGCTTTGATAGTTTTCACCACTTTCCCAGAAATGGTTTACTTGAGTTGTTTGTATTACTTTAGGACCTGCAATTTGATTTGCATACCATATTTGATCACCAACGCTTGGTGGTTCTCCATTTTCCATCATGTACTTTTGATGCCATGCACTAAAATCTTTCCTAAATCCATCTTTAAATAAGCCTTTTTGACTATCTTTCAATCCGCCCATTGCATTGTCCATGACTGATTGAACAGCTGATAAATCAACGGAATACGAACCAGTTCCGTTATCTCTGTCAGTTAATTCTTTATTCAATTGGCTCATTTCTTGCATGGAAAGGCTTCCGTTTTCTGCTGCGTATTTTAAAATATCGCTAGCAGGTGTACCATTTTGTACCATCTGTACAATGTTAGTTTTATACGATGCATCATTAGCTGCAGCCGCTTCTGCACGCTCTGCATTTATAAATCCATTTCTAGCAGCACCAAATTTTAGGATTAATTCAGGATTTCCAGCAGTAGAACGATCTAAAAAGTTAGCTAATTCAGCATTAGATGCACCATTTTTTTGCATCTCTAAAAACTGTAACTTAATTGCTTCTTCTTGCCGTTTTAATTCTTCTTCACGTGCTTTTTTGCGATTTCCAACTTCAACATCATATGCTTTTAAATACATATTACGTTGCTCCAATAACTCGCCATCGGTAAACTGTTTACCACTACCGCTAAACTTACCTATACCAACAATAGGGTAAATGTCAGCACCAACAATAGATACACCACTACTGCCAGCTTGTACTACTTTACCATCACCCATATACACACCTACATGTGTTACACCCTTATATGCTTTATCATCTGAGTTAATAGCATTAGGGTCATCACTTGTTGCCCATCTAGCTTCGTTACTTGGAACGTGCCAGAATACTAAATCGCCTTTTTTAGCTTGTGAAATATCGGTTGTAAGTTTTCCCTCTTGTTCAGCTTGTAAATACTGTCCGTCAGCAGTTCTATAATTTAGCGTAACCCCTGCACTTGCTAATGTATCGAGTGTGAATTTACCGCAATCGGTAGCATCACCACCATCACTACCTAATACATATGGTTTTCCAATAGCACCATTTACTGCACTATCCAATGCAGCAATATTAATAGAACCACCTTTATTTTGTTCTCTTAATCCGTTTACATATGCATCGGCTGCTTTCTCTCTTCCACCCTCACCATATGTATCTACATCGCCAGAAATTTTACCATTTATAGTTTGTTGAGAATTGACCTGTTGAAATGCTGCATCAGCTTTAGCTAATACCCCCTCACTTACTCCAGCTTGCCGTAATGCTGCAATCACTTGAGGGCCGTATTTTATATCATTTCTTGTTACTGCTTCATTTACAACACTTTGGCCGATAGTATCATATACTTCTTGTTTTTTACCTTTTACAAATTCTTCGCCACGGTCTCCATACATTAATTCAATATTTTTACCAATACCATCTAATGCAGTTTGTACTATATTAGGGTTATTAAAACCTAGTACGGCTATTTGTTTAGATTGGTCTAGGTTATTATTAAAAGTAACATCCTTATACTTTTCACGTTCTGACCGCTCATGTACTTGAACCCTTGTGCTATTGGCGATTGTATCAGTATCAGCCATTCGCAAAAATCTATCTCTAATACGATTATTATTAGGTAAATTATCTAGTATTTCGTGTCTAGCCTTGCTTTCTATCTCGTTGAATGAGTAGCCTATATTAGCTGCACCACCTAACGAGGTATGTAATAAGCCGTTATCCTCATTAGTCAACGCATCAGAAATACGTTTCTTATAATCTGTTTCAGCATTCATATAAGCAATGTTCAAATCTTCATCAAGTTTCTTTTGATACTGTTCATTGATATTAGCAATTCCATTAGCAATGCTACGCAATCCGCTTTGGTCTACACCATATGAAAGCTCATTTGCATAATCCCGCATTTGTCCATTGATAGTATTAAGTTGTTCTTGGCTATCATAACTAACTAGCTTCATCTGTATCTCCTAACCTTACGAACAGTAACAATAGATCCCGGGCCAACTCCTTGTTGCATTCTTAAATCATCGCCTTGTTTCAAGCCTGTAATAGCATCATAATCTGTATCACCACCATATACAGTTTTATAGGCTTTATGGCTTGTACTACTACCTGCATATTGTTGTTTTAAACCATACATACTGGATGCACCACTCAAGATAGTACCGAGCATCTGCATCCTACCTTGCGTTTTAGCATTAGCAGCTGCTGCTCTTGCACTATTAGCTTCATTGCGATAATTAACACCATTAAGATATTCATTATAAATGCTATTGTTTTTGCTAGTTTCCCAGTTGTTAATATCTTTGTTGTATTCATCATAGCTACTAGCCATTAATTGTAATGGTGTACCACTCATGGATAACCCTGTAGCGCCTGCTTCTGCCGTATTCTGACCTGCAATTAACCGCATTTTATTGTCCATCTTATCTCGCTCTTGTAGTGCTTGATTGGCAATATCCTGTTGTTTCCTATCAGATATGCGTGCATTAGCTTCCGCTGCTTGTGCTTGCGCATTGTACATTGCAGTTTGTGCTTTTGTCTGTTGATGTTGACCCCATAATGTAGTAACCAATTGACCTGCCATCAATGCAATAGGATTACACATTCGCATCCCCCTTTCTCAATGTAAATAGTTCCATTCCGTTATGTGTTATATCAGAATGAATAACCGCTCCTAGTGATGTAAGCCATCGCTTCGAGCGGTTATTTTTCTTATGTATGAAATTGAATAAACATTCATGAGTGGATAACCACTCTTTTATGATTGCGTTACTTCGCTTTAGAAATTCCTTTTGTAATTTCAAATTGGTATCTAGTATCTTGTTTCCCAAGAAATAAATACAGTACATTCCGTTAATTGGCTTTTTTGAGATACCATATACGGCTATTGGTATATCATTCTCAATTACAATGTGGTTTTCATAATCATCACTACATATATCCCTTACAAAATCATTTTTTCCATAATTCGGAAAATTTTGGTTTGCTATATTGACCTCTAAGGTGTCTATGGCTCGTAAGTTGACATATAAGTCATGAATTAATGAAGCGTGCCTTACAGGGCAAATCTCAAAGTCCTGTAACATTTGGGAATCCTCCGCCTATTTCTACCTCTCTTGTAACGCTCAAAAGGTTAAATGGATAAGGTTTTTCGTGCAAAATACATACAGATGCATCCGTTGAGTACACTCCATCGAATTTTGGCAATATACATACCTTATCTCCGCTATATAATTTGAGTGGCGGTAGAGAGATGTCATCCATATGGTTGAAGTTTCTTCCGACTTTACCACCGAACGAATTTAATAAATTCATTGATAGCCTACTCATCGTTAATTGTCTACCTTGCAATGTACCATCTTGTATTTGCATTTCGATACTCGGAATACGTAATCGTGTAGTGTAGTTAATACCAACGGCTACGCTTTGTGCCTTGCCATCGATATTGATAATTGCCGTAGGTGGTACTTCCTTAATTGGCCGTTCCCTACCATTTACAACAATCTGCACATCTTCACCAATCAGATGCGGTACTGTGATAGTGCTGATATTATCTGTGCTAGTTTGTCGAATGTAGCAATCCATGTACACGTTGTTATTATCCGCATTGTACATTGGCTCAAATCGTTCAATACACATGACTGTACCGCTTTTGAATTCACGCTCAACGATAACATATAGACTATCTTGTTCGCCCTCTGCCACGCTCTCAACATATTTGTATTTGCCTTTAGTGGTGAAATGCGACCATGCATACACCTTTTGCTCAGGAATGTAAGTTAGGCAATCGATATTGCCATCATCTGTAACGTAGTAAACGATACTATCTGGATCTTGTACATAAGCGCTCGTAATAAAGTTACGATACTTGGTTAAGTGCTTAACGAATAGAGTTAAGTCAGCCCCTGTATAGTTATCACTTTCATAAGAATAACCCATATCACGTACTACGCACCCTCTAGCTTGTACGTATACACATCTATTCCCTATGTATTGTGGCTCACACTCAGATGCACCACGTTGTGTTTGTGTACGTAAATTACAGTTAGTCGGTGTGATAGTCTTGCTACCATCGATTATCCATTCGTTACCACTCGTCAAAATCAATAAGTCATTAGCAGGTATCAAATGTCTAATGTCATACATTTTGCGGTTAATTACAGGTAGTGTGATTGCACTATCATCTGTAATCGTACCGCCTACCTTTTCTACACCAAAGTTTGAATAATCACCTGTGCGACTAAACCATATGTAGTTAGGATATTGATCGCTAGACGCTAGGACAAATCTATCTTGGTAAAACGTACATACACGAGGATAACCAAGGCCTTTGCCCCATTGTCCAAATCTGAATTTAGATGTAGCTTCATTTTCAACAACACCATTCAACACATTAACTTTAACGTGCTTGCTATCAATGAATTCTTTGATTTCAATTACACCATAGTTAGAATGTGGCAAGAATGATAGGTCTACATTAACGCTACCGCCTTTCAAATCAGATACAACTTTCAATCTAGCACTAGGTGTAACCTTGCCTGTATCCGTTACATTGTAATCGTTGTTAGATGTGTACACTCGGTAATCTTTCCATGTTGTACCACCATCGTTACTGATTTGAATTTTAACAGTACCATTCCACGTGCCGTGTGATGTGAATTTCCATGATAAATCCTCATCACTACTGAATTGTTCTACATCATAATTGATATTGTTATAGTCTGTGTTATGCACCTCATGGGCGTGTTCATCATCATATACCCGTCGACTACTTTCAATTACTGTACCAGTACTGTTAGTTGTAATTGCTTTCACAAAATGCTCAATCTGCATGACAGAATGAACCATATCAGCATTGAATATATCTTTTGTAGCTGTTAAGGTATCGCCATTCAAGATTACAGTACTTTCTTTGTCTGTATTGACTTCGCCGTATGGTTGCTCTGACAACTTATATGTATCAAATCGCCAGTCTGTATCGCTATATCGAGATAGCGTTTTAACAGGGTATTTACCACTACAAATGAACATTACATCACCACTTTGGATGCAGTTTAATTTATCGACTATATCGCTTTCAAATTGTGTTTCTAGTTCGATACCTGTATAGATACCATTCCGCCACACTCGGATGTACTGCTCACCAATCTCAAGTAGGAATGATTTATTCTTTTCAGCTGTAAATTCAAATAGCCGTGTAAACTTATCCTTGTTTTTAACTTGTCCTATATACTCTGAGCCTTGCCGTCTAGCAACCGCTCCGTAAGGTCTAATGACCGCATTTTCTGCTAATAGTAACGCACTTTTAAACTGATCTAAATCAAACCGCCTAGATACATCAGGCGAAATCTCACCTGTTGTAAATGCAAGTTGTGGAATATACATCGGTTTCATATCTACCAACTCCTTGCTTTTACATAATTAGAAACATAAGGCATATCTTGCCTACGTTCTTTAGCACTCAAACTCTTGGCCTCTTGCGTTGCTGCTTGATACAACTTATAGCATTGATCAAATAAACCGCTATTACCAGTTAATGGCATAGCTAAATCAGAACCCATTTTAGACTTTAACGCTTGGATAAATACAGGACTAAATATATCTATATCTTTCACATCGTACACATAATCAATGTACGCAAGCGGTACATCGCTTACTATGTACTTTGTGTTATCGTCAAAAGTAAACACATCATATTCCTTTTGGCTTTCCGCTCTAAATCGTTCACCTTTAGGAATAACCCCTAAAACACGTAAGCACTTTTCAGGGTAAGCATATACATATTTATATCCAGCTAGCTTATGATCTGATTGAATGCACTCTTCACGCTTTCGCGCAAAATTCCATTCATATTGTGAAAGTAGCATCTTGCGTGTCGCATCGTAATGCAATCTACATTGTCTAGCCGTTTCTGTTTCTTCATCAAGGCCGTATATCCTACCGCCATTGATAAGACTAAGAGCCATATTACAAATATCAGTAGGTGTCATATTGCCCCCCTTTGTAGTAAAAAAGAGGGATGCATACGCACCCCTCATTCTGTTATTCTGCAGTTTCTTCCGATTTCTTGCCTTTAAATTTAGTCTTTGGCTTATCTTCGCCATCTTCGGTTTCTTCTGCGTCTACAGCTTCAAACAAATCATTGAAGTAATCTTTATCGTATTCAGCTACTTCTTCTTTTGTAAGTTCTACTGTTTGTCCTTCTTCAATTAAACCCTTTGTATTGTGATACAAAGTTACTTTTGCAATGTATTCCATGTTACCCCCTATTTGCTAGTGATACCGCTAGTTAAGAATACAGAAATTGTGCCAGCCGTTGCATTGTTGACATTAGCACGTGTATAACGTTTAACACCATTTGCCAAGCGCACTTTATATTCGTACCCAGCTGGTGCATTGGCTGGTAATGTAATACCATGCAACAATACAGGATTAGCAATGTTTTCTGTATCAGATGTATATACGTTGATTAATGCAGTACCAGTTAATGCTTTGTCTACACGAACAACTAACCACAAGTTAGGGTCAGCATCACCGCTAGTAACCATAACATCGGAGCTGACATTGCCAGATAATTCACGTTTCCAATGGAATGTATTTAAAGTATCGATAATCATGTATTTTCTCCTCTCTACTATGCAGTAACACGTGCTTCGGTGGAAAGCAATGCATCAATTTTACGAACAGGAATACCATTCGCACGAGTAACCATTTTACCCATTTCCATATCTTCTGTGATAGTAGAACCATGCACTTTGTTCTTTTGCAAGCGTAAGAATGTACGCAATTCTTGGTTCATATACCATACTGGTCTACATCCAGTTAAGCTATGCATTTTTTCTTCTGCACGGATCATCAAGTTAATCAAATTAGGGCCTGCGGAAATATCTTCTTTGATAGATTTCATATCGATATTAGCGATACGTACTACATATCGCCAATCACGAACGCACAAACCGATGTTTTGTTCAAAGTGAGTACGATATGCCTCAAACAAAGAGCCGTCAGGTTTAGTGATTGTAGTTTTACCTTTATCTTCTTGTTGCAAGCCAGCCTCTGTACCACGTGGATAAATACCATGTACAGTAAGAGGACCCCAACCCACAAGCCACATAGATGCAAGGTTAGCAGTACCGCCAGCATCGATAATGTTCTTAGCGCTATCAGCTTTCTTAGGGTCTAATGTATTAAAACGTGCGGATAAACCAACAAACTTTTCAGGTGTACTTTCATCACCATAGAAAAGTGTACGTGCGATTTCTTGACCCATAGCCTCAACAAATGCAGCATCTTCTGTAGCACGGAATGCTACAGGGTCATTAGACAATTTAACCAACTTAGCATCTACTTCGGAGTAAGCCTCCAACATACCGCAAGTGTCGGTAATTTGTTTTGTAGTAGATTTGCTAGGTTGTACACCGCCATAAAGCATGCGCCATGTAGCCTCAGGCAAGCCAGTACGTACTGTTGTTTTGTTATGTGTGCCATCATTACATTCAATCATTGTCATGTCTTGAATGATTTCGTTTGTTTGGTTCAATTGCTCAATGATTTGTGCAATTTTACCATTTGGATCCATACGAGTTTGCAAATCCAATAATGTAGGATTGTTAGTTCCAATTGTAGCCATTAATTAATCTCCTTTAGTCTTTAAACATGGACGGATACATATTCCGTCTAATAGCTTCGTCCGATTGATTATTTGCAGGTATGTTATTCCCTGCGTTGCTATCTTCGCTTGCCATACCAGCAATATGTGCGAATAGTTGAATTACTTCTACACGATTCCCCAAGCCATTTTCAGCTAGGATTTCACGGATATTAGGAATTGTCTTTTCTACTGCTTCAACACCTGCGGCCGCTTGGCTAACAGTAGTATCGAATTTGCTCCCTAATACCTCACGAGCATTATCTGCATACCCTTTGTATTGTGCTTTGAGTGCTTCTTGCTTTTGGTTTTCGTAAGCTGTTACAAGGTTAGTTGCATATTGATTACCAAACTTAGCCATCTCTAATGCTTGCTCTTGCGTAGCACCTACACCATTTAGCATTTTTGAAAACTCATCCGCGATGGTTTGGTCCACTTCGCCACCCTCAAATGCAGTTGAGAAATCATATACAGTAGGTTCTGCAGGCTCTGTTTTTTGGTCGGTATTATTATCACCGCCACCGCCTAAAATCGTACTTTGTTGGTCTTGTGTGTTCGTGTCCTGTGGTGTACCACCATCTGCACTATCCGTGTTATTGTTTGTGCCTTGTTGTAAATTGTCATCCATGGTTATTCACCTTTCTCTTCTAATTCCTTAAATAGTTTTTGTTGTTGGATATATTCCAGTTGTGCTTGATGGTATTTCTTAACACCCTCTATACCATCGCCAATTTGACCTAGCACATTCATGTAAGTTAGACCTACACTCCTCCTGCCCTCATTGAAAAATGTTTCTGAATTACCAGTAAACGAACGTTTTAAAATGCCTGTATGGTCAAAAATCCGACAAAAAAACCACCTACCGAGTTCAGTACTCAGTACGTGGTTCAACGCTTCAATATCACGCTCTCGCATATAATCTCTTTTTTGTTTCATCTAGTACCCCATTCCCATTAATTGTTGCATTACAGGGTTTCCATCGTTCGCTGCATCAGTTGCTTGTTTAGCTGCACTAGCCATTTGAGGTGCTAATTGTGCTGCTTGTATCATTTGTGCTTGTTCCTCTTGTTCTTGTTGTGCCTGTTGTTGTTCTTGCATCTCAGCTTGATATTTGTCATTGGATACAATTACTTTTGCAGGTACACCGAGGTTAACACCATAATAATCCGCTGCTTCTTCAAAATTAAATTTTTGTAGAATATTAGGATTGCCCTGCGCTAATGTTGTAAGGAACGCAAAATACTGTTCAATTGATGTCAATGAAGATACTTTCTGAGCCTGTGCTAATGGTGAAATGTATTCTATCTTTACGTCCTGTCCATTTAACCGTTCCACTAATTCATCTGGAATTGGTGGAAATACACCAGCACGATCTAGTATCGCATAGGTACGTTCGATAATTGGATTAAGAAATTCAGATAGTAGCCGTTCCACTACAGGCCCTAATTGTTGCAATTTCTCTTGCGTGCGTTCCATGACTTCCCTTGCCGTCATCTGTCCATTGTCCATATTGTCTAACATTAGGAATAAGTCAGCACTATATGCACGCTTGATACTGTCTTTAACTTCGATGATTTGTTGCATTATCCAATCTAGATTTAGACCTACATTAAATATAGGTTCAACCCTATCACCTGTATCTACTTCTGTAATACCACCAGGGAATAGTGATACACTACCGATTACATCAGATGATACTGCCATAGGTGGTTTTACACCTAACTCAATAGCGGTTAGTCTGTCTAGTTCCAACTTCTGCAGCATCATTGCATCAGATTGTGCGAACCATGCACTACCTTTACCATAACCATTTAGATCATGTGTAGTGTGCCGTGCAATCGGAATAGGCCATTCTTCATAGCCACTATGTCGCAAGATTTCATCATCTCTACTCCCCTCAACCCAGTAAATAGAGGAGTAAGGCATGTTCTTATTACCTAGTTTTCCGTTGCGGTCTTTGTTTTCGCACACTAGCCAACATACAGTATAGGTAGATGCATTACCCTTGCCATCATCGTATGCATTTTTAATCTTTTCGGTACAGTTATCATATCCAAACTCTTCCACGAGTTGGTCGCAAGTCATGTTGTACTTTCTACCAAACGTGTTAACCTCACCATTAGCATTGCACTCTAATGCGTAAGTACCGATTGGATACGATGTGAAACGCACACCGACTTTACCATCAGGCATGATTGACATAGGCGCTTGTCCAAATGGTAACTCCATATAGACTTGGTGAACCACATTGTAGAAATTGGATTTTGCAAATACTGCATACAATATCTCTTCACGTTCATCTAATACTTCCGCAACATCGCTATTCGCTGCCATGTCCGTGTTCTCCATAGTCAGCTTAAACCATTTACGGCTAGGCGGTGTCATTCCACTCATTACACCACTAGCGAATATTTGACAACTTTCCCATGCTATTCCAGTTAGTATTTTGTCAGTATATAGTTTCGATTGGTCTTGTTCGCCATCAAATACCCCAAGGAATGGCAACTGATAATCTCTAATCATCTTCCATTTCTCAACGTACTTTTGACGATTGGTGAACATCTGATTGAATTTAGCTTTTATTTTTTTATAGTCTTTTGGTTTAGTTGCAGGCTTTTCTGTAGGTTGCCTTGCTAGGCTTGATAAGATAGTACTCATATTAACCGCCTAATGTTGTTTTGCCTGTAGATTGACTCAATGCACTAGCCAAGATGGTACTATCATAACCAGCTTTCTTACGCTTCTTATCAGTGAACCATTGTTCATCTTTCTTTTGCGTCATGTCATCAGTCTGTGCGACTGGTGCAGGTGCTGGTGTAGTAACACTTGGTGTTTTAGCTTTCATACACATTCACATTCCCCCTTTATCCAAATGGTTTGTACTCTGTATTCGCTACTCTTCTGTGATTGCCATTTACTTTTTTAGTGACCCTAAATGCAAAGGTCAAGGCTAATGCATCGCCTTTATTCGGTGATGGTAAGCCACGTTCTTTCATGTCCTTTTTGCTTTCAAGTTGTATTCGGCCGTTTTTATCAATGATCGCTTCTGGCCCTACGAGGTCATCGTACAGCCCTTGTTCATTAGGAATTGAACCGCCCTCTTTCAGCCATTCTTTCATTTCACCCCACATATAAGCCCTCATGTTGAGATACATATCATTAGGTGCTTTACCACCAAAGGCAACTAACCGCCATTTTCTACCCATTGACTTACCTATACTGTAAATACCAGTGCCGTACCCTTGGTCTATGAACACCGCATCTGCTTTGTATTCATCCTCAAATTGTGCAATGAGGTTAGCCATACGCATATCATCATCATTCTTTTCAATGGTTGCTAGGCACTTCATGTGATAGCCATTACGCATTACGATTTCTAGTGTATCGCCACCAGTCCATGCAGGGTCTACACCAATAATCGTTGGTAGGTTATTAAACTGTCCTACCTTGTATACTCGCTTCTGTGCTTCATCTACAATTGATGCGGATATAAATTGTGTGTCCGATGCACTAGGGAATATCCCTCTTACACGCACCTTTACAAAGTCGCTATCCTCACCATGAATATCAACCCATTCTTGTAATTTCGCTTTGTTCGATACTTTAACAGTTCGACTGTCAATTTGTTCTGTATACCAATATTTACGATACTTTCTAAAACACTCTCTAAATCTGCCACTGTTTCGTGTAGGATTGCCAAAAGCACACCATATAATTTCTGTTTCTTTATCCGTTAAAGCACCCTCTGTTACTTCCCAAATGCTATCAGATATAGCTGATGCTTCATCAAATATGATTAGTATTCTATTGCCTTGATTGTGCAAGCCTGCGAATGCTTCTGGATTACTTTCGCTCCACGGAATAGCATCTATCCGCCATGTTTTTTCATACTTTTTATCAGCACTAAACAATGCAGTTGCGGTGTAGGTGAATAACTCCTTGCCTATAAACAGGTTGTACCACTTGTTAAGTTCAGGCCATGTTTTAGAAATTAACTGTTTTTCTGTGTTAGCAGTAACTACACCCCTTGTATTTTCATGAGTAGCCATAGCAAACAAAATCAAAAATGATACCAATGTTGATTTCCCAATACCATGTCCTGACGCAATCGCAATTTGTATTGCTTTAGAAAGGCTTTTCCCTTTCTTTAGTTCTTTGCCAATCTTTTTCAAGATTTTAATTTGCCACTTATCAGGCCCGTCAAAACGTTCAAGAATGGTATTCTGTTTCCCCCAAGGGAAAGCGAAATATACAAAGCCTAATGGATCATGCGTGAACGAACCCAACGCATCAATCAGTTGTGCCTTGTTGTACTTCATTAGATTTCACCCTTGCTTGTTTCATGCGGTCTGAAATATCAATCTCTATTTCTGCATCTAGTTTTACCTTATCAGTAAATAGCATGTGCCGTTTACCTAACAACTCGGCTGCCTTAGTTCTATCTGCAATTGATGCATCCAAGCCAAACGCATCTTTCTCTTCGCCGTTCATAACCTTAGTTAGGTACTCTAGCACTTCATCAGCAGTTGCGATTGTGTTTTTACTACGCTCGTTCATGACTGCATCTATATATTGCCTAACGTTTACTTTTGTCAACAACTGACTGGCTTTACTTCTTGCCGTCTTTTCTGAATATCCTGCAGTGATTGCGCTTTGTGTTCCGTTGGTGGTCTTAACGTATTCATCAGCAAATATGCGTTCTTTCTTAGTTAGTTTTTGTGCTAATTCATTTATACTCGCCAATACTACTCACCACCTTTATATGTCTTAACTAAAAATAGCAGTACTTCATGTTGCTTAGTACTGCTATACTCACTTTCTTTCTTATAGAGTTGTTTAGGTTTAAATGTCTTACCCTTTTTGTACTTATGAGGAAATGTTAGTTTGTACTCTTCCTCTGTGTACATTCGATTGACGATATATACCTTACAAGGCTTATCATATTTACTCCATGATTGCCTTACATCGACTACATATCGCCTACCATTCATTTGTAATGCTTTCAGTAGTTTCTTTATCGTTGGTTGATAATTCACATCAAGCACCACACAATACCGACTACAATCAACACACCGCACACAATGGCTAGGCAATCAATAATACTTAATACGTTATCTTCACGATGTTCAAACGCATATTTTGCTTTTGCCTGTAAGTCTTTGTTATCTAGGTCTTGTGCTGCACGTTTAAACAATGCTCTATCCTTAATGAATTGTTTAATCGCATTAATCATTTTAGTACTTCACCACCTTTCCGCTTTAGCTTTCCATTAGATCGTACACACAAACCGCATGCACTTTTGCTTGCGTTCCCCTGTGTAATGTACGTTTGGCATAATCCGTCATACTCAATGACATTAGCCGTGCATTTTCCTTTCTTGTTGTTTAAGCATTTGCTTTTACAACACATAATATCAGTCATCATTTCTCCCCTTTTGATATTTTTATACAAAAATGAGATATATCGCCGTGGATATACCTCATTATGTGATAGTTTTATTCATTTTCAATGCATTTATTATTCAAAACTGAATACCGCATAACCAATATTTACACACGTTCTAACATTCAGTCAAAACCCATGCACATGTTCTAGCATCTAGCCAAACCAAAATGCGATATTCACTTTTCAGCAATGATTGCACACTCAAAACCAAAGCTATATAGTTAGCTATCAGCCAACACGAGCATATGAATTGTAATCATGGTTAGCTCCCTCTGTCTAACTCTCGCACAATACTCGGTTCTTAATGGAACATATATAGCTTTAGTTTTCAATATGCAATTACACCCTCTAAACTAATACCGCTGATAGTGTAATATTTCAGCTTAAGGATTTTCATGAACAAGGTTGTTGTTTTGTAGTATTGAATTATAATCAGCGGTATTAGTTTACAAAATGCAATATAAGAGGTGCGGTGCGATTAGAAAATAATATACTTAGAAACAATACTCGTTGATTTTAAAATACAAAATATAAAACCGCACCTCAATTGCTATTTGGTTATTGTGCCTGCAACAGCACGATTGCTCATCGGCAACCTTACACCTTATATTCTACTATATGTTTTTACGCATATATACTGACATTTAGTGACATTTAATGACATTTACTGACATTTTATGACAATTACCGATATTTTAATCTACCTATTTCAATCAATGCTTTTTCTTTATATCTCATCGCCTGTCTTTTGCTGAATTGATGTTCAAAAATAGAATATGCTTGTTTAGCTGACATACCAAGCAGGTATTCTGCTCTTAACATCTTAGCACCCTTAACTGTATTCAATTTATATAATAAATCCGTTGCATCACTTTTATACTGTGTCAACTCATCAATTCGTCTACGTTGTTCCTTTTCTTTATCAATAAATCTTGCAACGCTATTTTCTAATCCACAAGGAATACCGCCACCGCTCACCCTATCTTTTGAATAATCAATAGCACTGATCGTTGTTATGTTACTTTGTAACCGCTTTATTTCCATCGTCATTAACTCAAGGTCTTTATCTACTGTTTTCAACGGCTCTAGGTATTTCTTAGCACTATTTATCAATTCCTTTTCTTCTTTTGATAGTTCGCTCAACCATTGCTCACCTCATTTCTTTTACAATACTTATCATAATCAGATTGTGCCATTTCTTTTATTCGTTTCTGCTAGCTTTGCGCATTCCCAACTCATTGCATCATTTAGGTCATCACAAGTCCATGATGTTAAACCACCATCCCATGTATACACTTTTTCGTTTTTAAAAAATGCAAAATGTCGTTTTACCCATTTCGTGCTTTCAAAATCTCTAACTAATACAGGTGTATCAACTGCCACTTTCGACCAATCAGCAATACCTAGATATTCACCAATATCAATCAACTGGTTTTTTCCCTCAAAGCACGTACTGGCCACCATTACACGTGGCAAGAAATAGTTTAAAAGCTCCCTTTTACCGTTAAAAAAGAACAATACACCACTTTCAATTTCTGCTTTTCGATACCCTAGATCATACATGCGTTTAAATAGTTCATCTGTAAATTGTTTATCATTAATCATCTTC